ACCAGGCATACCGGAGCTGTAATCAATGTAGATCACATTAAACCAAGAAAATATTTTCCTGAATTGTCACTGGACATTGACAATTTGCAGGTTTTATGTGGAGCTTGTAATCACGGAAAAGGTAATTGGGATACTACTGACTGGCGCGGTATAAAAAATAAATGTTGACATTGTTAAAAAAGAACGATTATCCTGAAGACTCTTAAAAACGGAGACAACATGGAAGACTTCGATACGTTCTGGAAATCTTATCCTCGTAAGGTCGCAAAGGGTGATGCAAGAAAAGCGTGGACACAGACAGAGAAAATCAGACCGTCACTTGATTTAATCCTGGAAGCGATTGAGAACCAGAAAAATACTCAACAGTGGATCGAGAATGACGGAATTTACATTCCTTACCCTGCTACTTGGTTGCGACAAGAGCGATGGGATGATGAAGTAAAGATTGATGCACCCAAAGCACTAAGTAAAACGATGGGTGCTATTGTTGCTCTTGAACAGTGGAAACGATCATGAACTGGCTACAAGCTGAGATCGTAGAAGGTATCCAAAAACTGATGGCTTTAAGACTCAGAAATACGCCACCTAGTGATACGTTAAAAGCGACCGCTGTTGTTTGGCATGACGTATTTAGTTCAAGACCTATTGCATGGGATCAGGAATTAGACTCTCAGAGAATAAAAAAAGGCTTTACTGAACTCTGTGCTGTGTGTGATTCTTGGCCTTCACCTAGTGATTTCTTTCGAGTTTTACCTGCTAGGAAACAGGCTTTGATGCTTCCAGACAATACCAATAAATCTTACAGTCCAGAGACTAAAAAGATGGTTAATGAACTATTAAACAAAATGCGAAGGAACGTGGATGGGTCAGAAACACAACGATGAGAAAAAAAGAATAACAGAAGCTGTTAATAAATCGACAGGAACTAAATTCTGCTCTCATTGTAGGTCGTATCAAAGGTTAGACAATGGCGGTTGGGTCGTTACTGCGAACCGATCAAGACGCTGGAAATGTGCAAACTGTATGGGTAAAAAATGAACGCAATAGACTTAGCCAAAGATATTATCTACGGAGACAGGGAGGAAACTTACGGACATCCAAGTAAGAACCTAGTTGCAATCTCTCAACTCTGGACTATTTACTTGCATCAAAAGTACGGAGTTAATGTTATCGTCAACGCGGAAGACGTTTGCTGGATGATGAATCTTTTAAAGATGGCCAGGCAGATGAACAGTGCAAAACAAGACAACATAGTAGACGCTATTGGTTATTTAGCTTTGATAGATCGTTTGGGAGAGAATAAATAGACTGCGAACACAAAGGTCATGTTTTCGATTTTAAGTGTAAGATTTGTAGGGATAGATTCATACTTACAGAACCGTGTAAGTCTTACAGAAAGACTTTAGCGGATCATTTATCTAAAATGTGGGGCGAATTTGACTATAAAAAGGAACCGTCATGCGGGTGTCTAAGAAAGTGCAAAAGAATAGCGACAAAAAACATGTACTCAAAACAGAAGTAACGTATGAGATCGCAGAACAGATTTGTATTACTCATTTGGAATCAATGAAACAAGACCTAGAGCATTATCTCAAAGGGAGGGTTTTGGTATTTGTCGAAGATTCGGCAGCAGACAAGAAACTGTTAAAGAAAAAGATTGACGAAATCAACGGAATAATTAAATATTTAACCCAATGAAAAAAAAGAAGCTCCCTACTCTCTCAGCCTTAGAGAAGAAACTAGATAAGATTTTCTCTGAATATATCCGCAGGAAAGACGCGGACTTTGGAGGAACTGTAGAATGTTGTACCTGCGGAAAGCTGGAGTATTGGAGGGATGTAGACGCTGGACACTTCATTAAAAGGCAACATAGGTCTGTACGGTGGGATGAAAGGAACGTCCATCCACAATGTAGACGTGACAATCATTTCATGGGCGGAAGACAGGACGATTACGCAAGGTTTATTATTAAAAAATACGGTCAAACTCAGTTTGACGAGTTAATGCGACTTAAATACACTACTGTTAAACATACTCGTTCGGATCTTGAGGAAATGATTGAGATCTACAAAGAGAAACTGGAAAACCTGTGAACGATGATGATTTAGAAGTTATCGAAGCTGCGTTGATATACGCTTGTTTAGCGAATAACGGCGAGTTTTTCGTAAAATTTCCTAAAGATGTGCATCCTGGAACCTTAATGTATAGAGTAGAGGCTGACGGGATAATGTTTAAATACAAAGATGAAAGAGTGTTAAATTGAGCGACGAAATTGACGCTGCGAACGATCATGCAGAAAAGATGTTAGAGGGTCAAATCAAAGCAGTCAGGAAGAAGGCTGTTTTGGTGAAGGGTGAGCCTGGAGACTGCGATTTATGTGGCGAACACTCAATGAGACTGGTTCACGGAGTATGCGCTCCTTGTAGGGATCGGTATAAACTTAAATGAAAGATCTTCTAAGGTTTCATGTAAGACGGCCCCCTAATTGCACAGATCACGAAGAATTTAACAAATGGGTTCACGCTGCTAAACAATATCCGCCAAGTTATAAGGTATGGTTTTGCACAGACTGCACGAACTACTTTCAATTACAGATGAAAAAGGAGGGAAGGTGCGACCATCCTTATATTAAGTTCAAGATGACAGAAAATGAAATAGAAGGTTATGTAGATCCTGACCAATGGCCGCTTCATTATCAAACAATCGAAAAACTAAATAAGGGCAAACGATGATTCAGAATGATATTGTTTTAAAGCATATCAAAAAGAAGCCTATTACCAGTCTCGAAGCTTTTAAACTTTACGGGATTACCAGGTTAGCTAGTAGGATTCACGACCTAAGAGAAGCAGGAAATAAGATCGAAGGAAACATGATAGAAGTGCGAACCCGTTACGGGTGGACTAAGGTTAAACAATACAGGGCAAAAAAATGAAAATGGTTGAAAAGATAGTAGATGTTTTACAACAGATGGACATGACTGCTTTACAGATCCAACAGGCTACTGGTATCAATAACATTAAACCTTTACTTTGGCATTTAAGTAAAAATAATAGGGTTTTTAAATATAAAAAAATCAAAGAAAACTATATAAAAGGGCCGCGATCTGTATATATTTACAGTTTGAATAAACCTTTAACTTTAGAGACTGAAACAGTAACAGAGGCTGCGAACCAGGATGCCCAGGCCGCATAAGCCAACCGCTAAGTGGGTAAAAAGGAAGCTGAATCCAGTCGATCGTAAAATTTTACTATTGGCTGGGAACGGCTCCCTTATAAGGGGTTATCAAGAGGTTTTATCCTTTTATGCGTATTTCTACATGAAGGGGTATAGATACTGGATGCCAAGAGAATCCATTGAAGTAAACATTGAATTAAACGAGGATTTCGGGCAGCTAGGAAAACAATTCAAAAATACGAAAGGTTATAAACAGAGGGAATGGTTTAAAACAGACGAGGATGCGCCAGAACAGCCTATAAACGCATGAAACAGTGCGAACCTAGGATGGCCCCGCCCCGAAGGGAAGAATAGATATAAACGCATCCTATAGAAAGATATCAAAAAGATATCAACAGAGGAACGCTATAAAAGGATAATAGAAGGTTAAAGGAAAAGAGGGAGGAGGAGCACCTCGCCCAAGTCATATATATGACTTACTACGAGTAGGGTTATTCGTGATTCTCGAATTAAGAATGATCGTTCCAGAATTGAGAACGAAAAAAAAGCGCCCGAAGGCGCTTGGTTGATTCGATTAGGTTATCCGCGAAGGATTATGATTATCAGGACTATCAACGCGTTAATCAACGCGATCATAGGCTAATCCACAGGCCGAATAATAGCCAGGTAGCCAGCATAAACGAGGCGAACAGCCATTTTAGATTATCCATTGTTTACCGCCCTATAGATAACACTGCGCAGCCTTTCTAAAGCTTCAGCCTTTGAATTAAACCGCCCGCCGATTGGCGTATGATGCGGGCCGGTAACAATGAACCAACCGCCTAAAAGCTTGTTGTGGACGATCTTTAACATTATTTGACCCCTTTTATCAGTCCGTTTTCCATTGTTACATTGGCGAAAAACTCGCGGCCCTTGCCGGTAATATGCGGCCGATTAGCGCCCGTTAGCATCCCGTCGGCGCGGTATTCAGGCCCGAAAAAGCTTGTTTCAATGTAGCGCAACGGTTTACCAATGGAAGCTTTCAAGTCTTTTTTGCTGGCATAGTCAAATACGATCATGATTTTTTCCTTTAGGCTGCGAGTTTGATTTTTATAACCTTAGACATTGCGCGACCGTGCGCGGGATAGGCTATAACCTTAACCCCTTTGTCATAGCACGCACGGCACCCGTTACACTTTCCGCCGTGGTCATATGCTTTGCATAACGTCATGCCGGATTTAACGTTATCAGGCGACGGTATGATCACGCTACCATGCAGTCCGTCAATATATTCACCCGTCACGCTATCCGAAGAGAATCGCACGCTAACGTTATCAAGGGCGCGCATGGCGTCAAAGACCATGCGAAACTTCGGGAATTTATGCATCCGTGTCGGCAACCAATGCTTAACCCATGGCGTACGGGTTATAACCTCTAGAATCTTTTCGGCTAATCCAAGGGCGTAAACGTCACCGGAATCGAACCAACGGAAAAACCGCTCATTCTGCAAAGCTTTGACCATATCGTTGCACCAGTCTAAGCGTGCCCAGTCTTCCCGATTGTGAATGCGCGGAGCCTTGACGTTCGGGTAACGATAATTACCTTGTGTCGCATAGCATCCTTTGCACGCGTCAACGAGCACGCCCGGAGAGGCAATACTTCCCGGACAGGTTTCGATTGCCTGTAGAGACCAAGACTTGATCCCATCAAGCTTTGATGTAACGCTAATTTTTACCATGGTTTAAACCCCTTTGCGTATAGAAATAGACAACTGGCCGTATTGCACCGTGACCGTGCCGTTACCATTACCAAAGGCCTCGATTACCGCAGAACCGACGGTATCGATAATTGGGCGTTGATCTGTGCCGGCGATAGTGCCGTGTTTGATTACTGAGTGATTGTCGGGATTTTGCGAATCTTTCGGGATAATCACCCATTCGCCGGACTGATTGTTGCGAAGGATAGAAAACGGCATACCTTTGGCGAATCCAGCAGCTGTCAGGCGCTTACCTTCCAGCCAGACGCGACTGCGTTCGCCGGCCCGTGTTTTACCAAGCTTACTGATGAATGTATTCATAATGGCTCCATGTCTGATATGCCGGAAACAGTCCGGCGCATCCTATACCATGCACAGACCGTGCCAGAATGTTAAACCATTGATTACAATAGAATCATGTTAAATAGTATCCGCAGATTGTGACAATCTACGGCAGATTGTGACGCAAAAAATTGTCACATTGTTATCGCCCGCACATCCGCCCGCACATCGCCCGCACATCGTTGGCAGCGTGGTTATCGGTTGGCAGATCGGCCAGGTGAGAGTGAGAATCATTCTCATGGTGCGATGCAACATAGGGGGGGGGTGGGTCGGCTGGCTAGAGAGAAATTTGCAGGTGCCCCCTCCCCACAAAAAAAGCCAATTTCACTTTTTTGATGTATCCTTAACCAAAGGAGAAAAAATGGAAGAAGCGACGAGTACGATTGACACGATTAGCAGTACGAAGAAGAAAGGCCGACCCAAAGGATCTGTTAAATTGACTCTACAAAGGGTTGCGAACAATCCTGAACTCTTAAAGACTGACGGAGATAAACTTAAAGAGTTAAAAGGTCTTTTAATTAGTTCTAGGGGTAAGGATGTAGTAGAAAAGGCTTTAGAGATAGCAATGAACGATGAACACCCTCATCAAGGTGCGATGATTAAACTCTGTATGGATAGATTACTCCCTGTTTCTTTGTTTGAGAAAGATAAAGCTCAGAGGAGTGCTGTGACTATTAACATTACAGGAATTGATAGTCCGCAGGTTATTGAAGGAGAGAAGATTGGCTGATGAATGACAAGGCTATATGGTGGCTAACAAAAGATGGTGATTTAGACTGCCTTGATTTATACGAAAGACATTATAGTTGCTATAAATATGTTGATGGAAGAAAAAGAAAATTATTTGTTGGGCCTGGAGAAAAGGTTGTGCTAAGAACAAAAGAAGCTGATGCTATGTTTGTTTGGCGCAAGTTCATTGATGATAGTGGACAAACTGGAGTAAATTGTGCGGTCTTTAGAAACGAAAGTTTCCATAAAAGTTCAGACCTTATACGACAAGCGGATCGAATTGCTGACTGCCTCTGGCCTAATAGCAGGCATTATACCTTTGTGCGTGCGGAAGCGGTTAAATCCAGAAACCCAGGATTTTGTTTTATTGCGGCCGGATGGAAAAAATGCGGAAAAACAAAGTCAGGGCTAATAATACTTGAAAGAGTAATCAATGGCTGATTTAAACTTTAGCCTTCTCCCCTGGCAGAAAGAAGTTTTCCAACACAAAGCTCGATTTAAAGTCATAGCCGCTGGACGTAGGTGTGGTAAATCTCGTCTCGCAGCGACTTCCTTACTCATAGAAGGTCTCAGATGCCCCGCTGGTAGCGCGGTTTTATACGTCGCTCCTACTAACGGCCAAGCCCGACAGATTATCTGGCATGTTTTAATGGAAATCGGTCGTGACGTAATCTCGAATAGCCACATAAATAACATGGACATTACTCTAGTCAATGGAGCAATGATCTACGTTAGGGGAGCTGACAGACCAGATACCTTACGAGGTGTTTCTTTAACATACGCCGTTTTGGACGAAGTAGCAGATATCAAACAAGAAGCCTGGGAACAAGTCATACGAGCTTCTTTAAGTGATAAAAAAGGCCGAGCGATCTTTATCGGCACTCCCAAAGGACGTAATTGGTTCTATGATTTGTTTAAGTTAGGTGAGAACGGAGACGATGAAGACTGGAAGTCTTGGCACTTCACGACTAAAGACAATCCTTTAATAGACCCAAAAGAGATCGAATCCGCAAAAAAGACATTAAGTACATTTGCTTTCAAGCAAGAATATATGGCTTCGTTTGATAACGCTGGAAGTAATTTATTTAAAGAGGAGTGGATTAAATATGGCAAAGAACCCGAAGGCTCGTACTTCATTACCTGCGACCTCGCGGGGTTTGAAGATGTCTCGAAAACGAACGGTACGAACAAAAGACTCGACGAATCCGCCATCGCTATTGTCAAGGTTACTGAAGAAGGTACTTGGTTTGTTAAAAAAATAGAACACGGACGATGGGATATTAAAGACACGGCTTTTAACATTCTCAGATGCGTCAAAGAGTACAAACCTGTACACATAGGTATTGAGAGGGGCGCTTTGAAGAACGCTGTCCTACCCTATCTCAGTGACTTAATGCGAAAATATAATGTATATTGTCACATTGAAGACTTGACTCATGGTAATAAGAAAAAAGCCGATAGGATTATATGGGCTTTGCAAGGCAGGTTTGAGCATGGAAAGATCGTTTTAAACGAAGAAGAAGATTTTGACGAGTTTATTGATCAATTATTGATGTTTCCGTCAAAAGGTGTTCACGACGATCTACCGGACGCTTTGGCTTACATGGATCAACTAGCAGTCACCTCTTATTTTGTTCAAGAGGATGAAGATTGGGAACCGATTGATGTGATTTCTGGCGTTTGAGGACAAATATGGAAAATATCTTTGAGCAACCCTCTGAAGAAGATAAAGAGATTGTTGCTTTTGTAGTAAACCATTGTGATCGGTGGCGAGACTACAGAAACACCAATTACTTAGACCTTTGGGATGAATACGAACGTATTTTCCGTGGTGAATGGGCTGTAGAAGACCGTATGAGGGATTCAGAGAGGAGTCGTATCGTGACTCCCGCTGCCCAACAAGCCGTAGAGACTCGTCATGCGGAGATTATGGAAGCAATCTTCGGTCAGGGCGAGTTCTTTGACATCGAAGACGATATTAAAGACGTAAACGGAAATCCGTTAGACGTTGAGATGATTAAAAAACAACTCAACGAAGACTTCAAATTAGACAAAATCCGTAAGTCTATTGACCAAATTGAGTTAATGGCTGAAATCTACGGTACTGGTATTGGTGAAATTGTCGTAATCACTGATAAAACCTTTGAACCCGCTACCCAACAGATCCCAGGCCAACAACAAGCCGCTATCGGTGTTGTAGAAAAAGAGCGAATTGGCGTTCGTGTTGTACCAATTAACCCTAAAAACTTCCTTTTCGACCCAAATGGTACGTCTATTGAAGACTGTTTAGGTGTTGCGATTGAAAAGTATGTCTCAATCCATAAAATTGTAAAAGGACAAGAAGACGGCATCTACAAAAAAGTAGACATTGGTACATCTCCTGAAGATGATCGCTTAGAACCTACTCAAGAAGTTGTCCAGTATCGTGATGACAAGGTTAAACTCTTAACTTACTACGGTTTGGTTCCTAAAGAGCTTTTAAGTGGTAAAGAAGAAGTCGTAGAGTTATTCCCTGAGTCTTCAGTCCAAGACGAATACGATAATTTAGTAGAAGCGATTGTTGTTATAGCAAACGACGGTATTCTCCTGAAAGCCGAAGAATCGCCTTACATGATGAAAGACCGTCCTGTTGTTTGTTATCAGGATGACACTGTACCAAACAGGCTTTTAGGTCGCGGTACCATCGAAAAAGCCTACAACATGCAAAAGGCTATCGACGCTCAGATTAGGAGTCATTTAGATTCGTTAGCTTTAACTACTTCTCCAATGATTGCTATGGACGCAACCCGTCTTCCGAGGGGTGCGAAGTTTGAAGTCAAGCCTGGTAAAGCAATCTTAACTAACGGCGCTCCCAGTGAGATCTTGTATCCGTTTAAATTCGGTAACACCGATGGCAATAACATCGCTACCGCTAAAGACTTTGAGAGGATGCTCCTACAAGCTACAGGAACTTTAGACTCTCAAGGTATGGTGTCTCAAGTAGCAAGGGATGGTCAGTCCATGTCTCTTGCGGTAGCTACAATTATTAAGAAATACAAGCGGACTTTGGTAAACTTCCAAGAAGATTTCCTGATTCCGTTTATTCAAAAAGCTGTCTATAGGTATATGCAGTTCGACCCTGAACGGTATCCTTCTGTAGACTTTAAGTTCATTCCCACCGCAACTCTTGGGATTATTGCTAGAGAGTATGAACAACAACAACTCATTGGACTTTTACAAACACTTGGCCCCAACACGCCTGTTCTGCCTATTATTCTTAAAGGCATACTGGGTAATTCTAGTCTTTCCAATCGTGCTGAGTTAATTGCTACTCTTGAACAAATGTCTCAGCCTAATCCTGAGATGCAGCAACTTCAAATGGCTAAAGAACAGCTTGCCCTCAAATCGGTTCAGGCTCAGATTGCTGTAGACACGACTCAAGCAGAACAGAATAGGGCGGAAGCCACAAAACTTACCGTTGAAGCTCAACTCATGCCCAAAGAGATTGAAGCTAAAACTATGGCTGCTGTTACCAAGAATCTCCCGACTAACGACGATTTGGCTTCTAAGGAATTCGATAAGCGGGTCAAGATTGCGGAGCTAATGTTAAAAGAAGCCGACATTAAGAACAAAGGTAAGATTGTTGAGCTTCAAATGGCCGAGGCGAGAGGAAAGACCGTCAATGTTGAAAACGATTTCCTTGAAAGTCTTAACAAGGAATTGAGTGTTGGAAAATAATGCCAGGGGTATTTTACCTGTCATTTTAACGACAGTCAGATACCTTAAAAAACTTGATGAGAAACTATCATCTAAATACTTAAATATTGAAAAAGGTATTTATGATCGTTTGTCTCAGGTTAAAGATGGTAAAGACGGATTAAATGGCATTGCTGGCAAAAATGGCCGTGATGGTAAAGATGGTAAAGATGGTAAAAACGGAAAAGATGGTGATGATGGTATAGATGGTATTTCTGTTGTTGATGCTTCTATAGACATAGATAATGCGGTCGTTTTTAAACTTTCTAACGGAAAGGAAATAGACGCTGGAACTATTTATGTTGAAAAGTCTGTTAAAGAAGTTTTAAGAAGCAAAGTATCAACATCGGTAATGCAGGAGCCTGTTTACACTGTTAGGTATGACGAGGTTTCATCTACTGTTGCTTATAAAGGCGATGCTGTTCCTAATAGCACTGAAGCATCATCTGTTTGGAGAATACGGAAAATTGTAATTACTAATGGCGTAGACGTTACTATTACTTGGGCAAGCGGTAATGAGAATTTTGATAAAGTTTGGAATGATCGTTTAACTTACACATATTCATAGGAAATAAAATGGCTAATGCAATTTATCCGAAATACAAAGAAGCCCTTTTAGATGCTTCTGCTAACATTGATATTAACGATGGCACCGTAAAAGTAGCTTTGATTGATACTGGTGTCTATCCTTACAATTCAGCGCATGAATTTTACTCCAGTGTTTCCGGCGTTGTAGGCACACCACAAACCATTAACAACACTACTGTCGCTAATGGATTGTTTGACGGTGACAATGTGACATTTACCTCTGTTTCAGGAAACTCAGTTGAAGCTCTTTTGATTTATATTGATACCGGCTCTGCGGCAACTTCAAGGCTGGTTACTTGGCTTGATACTGGTGTTACCGGACTTCCAGTAACCCCCAATGGCGGCGATATTACTATTACCTGGAATGCCTCTGGTATTTTCCAGTTATAATAAACCGTATCATGCGGTGCGCTGTCATCAACAAAAATGATGACGTTGTAATTAACATCATCATCGCGGAACCAACAGATCTAGAGCCTGTTGGCTGCTATCTTATTGGTATTCCAGAGGATACATTCTGCGATATTGGTTGGTCTTGGGATGGGTCATCCTTCATAAACCCTAATCCCCAAGTAGTCCAGCCAGAAACTCCAGATGGCTGATAAAACCATACTGATTACCACAGGCACCACATTTACGGTGCCTGCGGATTGGACAAACACTAATACCATTAGGGTTATTGCCGGTGGCGGTGGTGGTGGTTCTAGTGACGCTACTGCTGAAGATGGCGCAGGTGCCGGTGGTGGTGGTGCGTTTTCAATCCTTACTAATTTTACGCTCACCCCAAATGCAACCGTCAACATTAACATTGGTGCTGGCGGAACGGGTAGGACTGCTGGTGCGGCATTGGGCGCGACTGCCGGTGGTGATACTTGGCTTAACAAGACCACAAACGCAGCCCCCGACTCTACGACGGATGGTGCGTTAGCTAAAGGTGCAAGTGCGGGTGCTTCTGTTACCGCAGGTGGTGTAGGGGGTCTAGCCTCTGCGGGTGTCGGTCATACCAAGTTTAACGGTGGCACAGGTGGTAATGGCTCTGCGACTGACCAGACCGCAGGTGGCGGTGGTGGCTCTGCGGGTGACGATACAGCCAACGGTGGAACCGGTGGTAACGGCGGCACTGTAGCTGGCCGGGGTGGTGGCGGTGGTGGTGGCACTGGCGGTAATGGTGGAACCACGACAAGCGCATTGGGCGGTGTTGGCGGTCTTTCATACACTGGCGGCGCTGGTGGCACAGCAGGTAACGCATCTAATGGCGGCGACGGTTCCAATGGCGCGGGCGGTGGTGGCGGCGCTGGGCGGGCTACGAACAACGCAAACGGCTTTAACGGCGGCACCGGCGGTGCTGGTACGGAATATACGATTACAGCAGGTGGAACTGCGGGTTCAGGCGGTGGTGGCGGCGGCGGTGGTGGTAACAGCAACACTACGGTTACTGGTGGCGGTACGGGTGGTGCAGGCGCTTCCTATGGCGGTGGCGGCGGTGGTGCGGGTGCGGGTGATGATAACGTCGGCGCGGGTGGTAACGGCGCTCAGGGCGCGATCATCATCACTTATACGGCAAGTGTTCAAGATTTAACGCCGGATTTGTTTACCAATACGCAGACATTTAACTCCCATACCGTAACAACACAAAATGAATTAAGCCCGACTTTATTTACCAATGATCAAGTCTTTTACTCTTTAACAGTTGTTCCTGGTGCTGTAGATTTAAGTCCAAGTGTATATACAAATATACAAACTTTTTATTCTCCTGATGTTACTCAGCCAGCAGCATCGCAGAACTTAATCGTTGATTTATATACAAATTCTCAGCAATTTTATGATCAACAAGCATCGTCAAATTATCCATTAAACGCAGATCTTTACACTAATACTCAAGAGTTTTTCTCGGCAACCATTGGCGAACAAGATGAATTATTGCCAAGTTTATATGAGAATGTTAATAATTTTTATTCTGCTGCTGTAAATTCATCATATTCTTTAATTGTTGATAAATTTGATAATCAACAATCTTTTTATCCGCCTGACGTAACAAACGGAACGATAAGCCCTAGTTTATTTAACAATTCACAGGTTTTTTATTCGTTTAACATATTTAATGTTTTCCCTAATGAATCAAATGTATTAGAAGGTGTAGTATATGGCCCTAATGGTGAATATACGGGTACAGCTACGCCTGGCGGTAGCAGGGTTGAGATAGTTACGGGTCAAGTTATTAAACTAATTGGTAATACTGGCGCTTTAATTGTCAGTTAAGGAAAAAACATGGACTTAAATAAAATTTTTGACGAAGACTTGGACAATGTTGAAAAAAACATTTTAGGAATTGTTAATAATTCCGTAAATGAAGCCCGTGAAATGCAAAAGAAGAAAGTTGCGGAAAACGTACAAATCGTTATTGATGCGCTCAAAAAGATTGAGCAAAACATTAAAGAAAAATACGATTTTGTTGGAAACCAGTTAGAAAAACGTATTGTTTCCATTAAAGACGGTCGTGACGGTATTAACGGTCGTGATGGTAAAAACGGAAAAGACGGTAAACAAGGTAATGATGGCCGTTCAGGTCGGGATGGAAAAGACGGTAAAAACGGTTTAGACGGTCAAAACGGTGAAGATGGCGTTTCTGTTGTAAACGCGCACATTGATTTTGATGGAAGTTTAATTATTTCTCTTTCGTCTGGAAAAGAGATCAATGTTGGAGAGGTAGTCGCACCTGCTTTAGCGGAACAAATTAAAGTCATTACCAATGGCGGTGGTACTTCTCAGTCTGTTTTAGATACCTTAACAAGCCTTCAGTCGCAAATTGACGCTTTAAGTGGCGCGACAATTTACAAAGGTTTGTGGAACGCATCAACTAACTCACCAGCTTTAACTTCTAGCGTAGGAACAAGTGGTAACTTTTACATTGTTTCTGTTGCTGGATCTACAAGTCTTGATGGAATTACGAATTGGGGTGTTGGTGATTGGGCAATCTTCAATGGTTCTGTATGGCAGCGAGTAGAAGGTGGCGCAGCGGGTAACTTTACCACCCTTACCGCCACAGGGGGAGGTTCTCTCACCGGAACTTGGTCAAGCCTCGGCACAGTAACGACAGTAGATATTAACGGCGGCACGATAGACGGAACAGCCATCGGCGGCACTACCCCTGCTGCGGGTGCGTTTACTACGCTGAGTGCGAGTGGTGCCGTAACAGTAACGACTTCGACTGCGGCAATTAGCATCGTCAACAACTCAGGCGTGAGCAACGCTTGGCTCTCGGTAGACAACACCAGCATAGGCGGTAAAGTATGGCGCGTTGGTGATGGTATTAGCACGCCAGGTAAATTTTACATTTACAACCAAACAGACAACTCATTCCCCATTGAAATCTCTACAGCAGGGGTAGCAGTCACCGGGACGCTGAGTGCGACGGGAACTATTACCAGCACATCATCCGCTATAGTTTTACGGAATAACGCAGCGGGAACTACTTACAAAGAACTGGATATAGGCAACACAGGAAACTCTGTTTTTCTTGGCGTAGAAGGCTCCCCGACAACGTTAATCGCTGGTGCAACGGCGTATGACTCTTTTATCAGCACCGCCACCGGCACAGGATTCGTCACAGCAGTAAACTTTGTCACAGTAACCCGCGCAACCTCCACCGGCCTCGCAGTTACTGGGACGCTGAGTAGCACGGGCAACCTAACCGTAACAGGCGGCTATATAGAGGGTAATGAGCAAACTGCCCCCGCAGCACCAGCAGCCAACGGATACCGCATATACGCAGAAGATAACGGCGCAGGTAAGACTCGCCTGATGGTCAAGTTTGCAACAGGTGCGGCTCAACAGATTGCTATCGAACCATAACAGGAGAAATCATGATTACTTGGACTATTTCAGAAATGCAGCGCAAAGAGACTGATGGTTTTGTCATCCATGTCTGGTATCGCGTTGATGACGTTGACGGAGACTATTCATCCGTAGCTACCGGGGAGTGTGACTACACCCAGACCAGCGACACCTTCGTTCCTTACGACGACCTGACGCAAGAAATGGTGGTGGGTTGGGTGCAAGAATCTTTGGGTGCTGAGAATGTGACAGCACTGGAGAACAATCTGGACGCTCAGATTGCAGTAAAGAAGGCGGTAATTAACGGCGTTCCTTGGACAAACCAAGCCTCTGTTGTGCAGCCGCAGGCTGAATAATGAACTTCCTGAAATCCAGAACACTCTGGTTTTCCGTCCTTATTGCTGTGGGTGGGATTCTGGAACAGTCTCAGTCAGTCGTGTCTCAGCTAGTCGGCCCTGCTAATACGGGCTTGGTGATGCTGGTCATTTCTGTCGGAGTAGCAATACTGCGTATTATTACCACACAGCCTATAAACCAAAAGTAAACAAAAATTAAGAGGGAGTAATGGAAAATAAAGAAATTGATCTTAAACTTACAGTTTCTGAAGTTAATGCAGTACTCCAGGCTTTAGGTCAAATGCCATTTGTACAAGTAGTTTCATTGGTACAGAAGATCCAACAACAAGCCGCTCCACAAGTTAAAGAAGAAGAATGACACCTGAATTACAAAAGTACTACGAAGATAGGTTTTCCATGACAGCAACTGAAGGGTGGAAAGACCTTGTTGAAGATATTGACAATATGATATATGCTTTGAACAATATCTCGCTTATTGAGACTGATTCTCAGTTACAGTTTAAAAGAGGTGAGCTTTCAATACTTACTTGGTTAAAGAATCTTAAACAGATAAGTGAAAGAGCCTACGAAGATTTAAGTGAAAAATGAAACGTATTTATGAATTCACCTGTGAAAACGGGCATAAATTAGATCGCTACGTTGAATATCAACAGAATAGCGTTCTGTGTGACTGCGGTGCGACAGCTTCGCGCCTAATCTCTGCTCCTTCCTTTAAGTTAGAAGGGTGGTCTGGTCATTTTCCCTCTGCTCATGGCAGATTTGATCGGATTCATCGTGAAAAGTTAAAGTCGGAACAGAAAGCTAACTCTTAACCAATTTTGGCGAGTTAATCTCCTACAACCCATAGCGGCAGGAAAGGTATAAAAAAATGTTAGTTGATACTGAAATTGATACGTTTAACGACAAAGA